TTAATCGAGGTTTTTACCCATCCACACGACTTTGCCAATAATTTGCAGCATTGGCAGTTCCCCCGCAGAGACAATCTGAGATTTATACTCCTTGTTGTCACTGAGTATCTCTATGCCGCCATCAAACAGTTTCTGTAAGCGCTTAGCATAAAGATCGTCGCCCAGGCGTAATACGAAGATACAGCCGTCTTCTAGCGTAGTCTTGCTGATATCAACCAGTAAGCTATCTCCGCTGTGTATAGCGGGCTCCATCGAATTGCCTTTGGCATAGACGACTTTAAGATTCTCAGGCTTTAAACCACGGTATTTAAGCCAGTTTTTTCTAAACGAAAGTCGTCTGCGTACACCTGTCTCATCATTAAACGCGCCATGCCCAGTACTTACCACTACGTCATAGCCTTCAATCAAATAATACTCTTCATTGAACTGGTCTTGGTGGACGTAAACAATACCTTCCTGGGAAATGTCATCGCGTTGGCGATTGGGGTATTTAGGACCATTGCCAGTTGCAAGCCAACGAATACTCACGCCAGCCTCTTCTGCTATACGTATTGCGGTGTCTAACTTAGGTTCTCCACCTTTGATTAGATTACGCAGGGTGCCTTCAGATACGCCAATTTTAATGGCGAACTCTCGAACACTATGTTTTCCAATTGCTTCCGAAATACGGTCAGCAAGAGTGCCGACTTCAGTTGTGGAAGTCGGATCTAAAGTTGGATCTGAATGTAAGGCTTCCGACTTCATTATTTTCCTCGAACCAAAATCTATTTAACGCTCAAGAGAGCAATAGTTATTACTTAAAAACTACCGAATAAGTAATGGTTTACTGAATATCCAACCGAAACTACATCAATCTTTTGCGCACTAAAATAACTTTAGTGCGTAATTTTCTGCGCAAAAAAGCAAAAAGCTGTTGATTTGTGCCTAACTCGGATCTATATTCGCAATACGTTACGCAGTGCGTAACGTATTGTAGTTAAACTGCGTTCGTTCGCAATGCGAACGTAATCAAAATATTAGCACGGTAATTCTTATGAAGATAGAAAGCGCTCGTCATATACATGCAGCCTTGCTCGCAAATGGACAAAGCTGCCGTGCGTGGGCGATTACGCATGGATACAACCCAAGGACGGTTCAGAAGTGCGTTCAATGGTTTGCACCCAATACGGGTCGTAAACCTAAACGCTTAAAAGCCATTAAGATCATGGCTGCTTTATCTGAATACCTTGGTGTTGATTTAGTGGGAGAACACCATGACTAAGGAATGGTTTAGCACTGTAGAAATTGCAGAGCTATTGGGTGTCGGAGATAGACGCATCCGTGATAGATCAAAACAGGAGAACTGGCAAAAGCAGAGGCGACAAGGGTTAGGTGGGGGATTCGAATATCACCTAAATAGTCTTCCCCTTGAAGCTCGTCAGAAGCTGGCAAAACAGCAAGCGGAGCAGATAGCCAAATCTCCATCGTCTCTGATGCGTGCGGGATCTGCAGTTGCCAAACTACAAATACCTGCCGTGAGTCAAACAGAAAAAGCTAAGAGCATTCAGCAGTTTATAAATCTACCTGATAAAGCGCAAAAGCGGGCTGATGCAAAGATGCTGATCGTCAATGCCAAGGCTAAATTTTGCATGCCTTACCTTGAGGTTCGTAAGCTCGTTGATGGTGAAAAAACATTCTGCGAAGCGTACGCCCAGCGTTCGATTGCACTACCTGAGTGGGTATTCTCAGTGATTAGCAGCGTTTCAGTTGTAACTCTCCGCCGTTGGGAAAAGGTCTTAGCAAAAGAGGGCGTTAGCGCACTCGCTGGTAAATATAAAGTTGAGCGTCCTTGTCTACTGAATGACGAGCCCGACTTAGCCGACTTCCTAAAGGGGCTGATCACTGCCAAACCGCATCTGGCAGGCAAGGCAAAGCAGCTTAAAAAGCTAGCCGAGATCTATGCGATAAAAACCGACATGCCTTGGCAGATCCCAAGCATCTCCAGCATTCGCCGCTGGGTGAATAAATGGATAAGCCAGAATCAAGCGGCTTTTACATTCACTACAAACCCTAAAAAATTCAACGATAAATACCGGACTGCAGTTGAGCAAACCTATCCATGGATGGCTGCGCCAAACGATGTATGGGAATTTGACTCAACCCCAGTCGATGCCATGTTGAAAGAAGGGCGACACACCATTATTGCAGTGATCGACTGCTTCACACGTCGCGTCAAACTGCTCGTTTCGCCCACTTCATCAAGTGAAGGCATTTGCCTTTTAATGCGTAAAACTTTGCTGGCATGGGGAGTCCCAAACCAAGGCGGCTTAATGCGTACCGATAACGGTAGCGATTATGTCAGCCAGCGAACCACGAGCATCTATCACTTACTCGACTTAGAACAAAGCCGAGCTAACCCATACTCAGGTTGGGAAAAGCCCTTTATCGAACGTTTCTTTAAGACGCTTAGCCATGATCTTATTGAGTTACTGCCAGGCTACATTGGCCATAACGTCAATGATCGCGAGGCTATCGAGGCTCGAAAAGAATTTGCGGTACGCCTTAAAGAACGCAACAAGAAAGAGAACGAAAAGGCTGATTACGATCTCCGTATGACGCAACCGGAATTACAGCAACTGCTTGATAATTGGGTTGATGCCTATTATCACCTCCGCGCACACGATGGCTTAAAGGGTAAAACACCCAATGAAGTCTATCGCGCCGCGCAATATCAAGTGCGGGCAGTCGAACATCCAGAAGCCTTAGATCTCCTGCTTAACCACGTTGGCGAGTACACCATCCTTAAGGGCTTTATTAAAGCGGGAGGATTGCGTTATACGGCACCGGAAATGTTGGAGCATGAGTGGAAAGGGCAAAGAGTCCGAGTATTCCTCGATCCAACGGATGTCGCTCGAGCGTTTATATACCCGATCAATAATTGGGAAAAACGAATTGAAGCGGTTGATAGCCGTCTTTTAGGGCAAGAGATCAGCCCTGCGGCGTATCGTCAAACCAAAAAAGAAGAAGCCAAGGCATTGCGTAGTTTCAGGGCCGAAATGAAGCAACTCGCTAAAACGTTCAACATAGGCGAGATCCATCAAACCGTCATTGAACACTATGCCAAACAGGCTAAGTCACTAGTCGAGTTTCCAACCCAGCCAATAGCCCACCAAAACCCCAGCTTAATGGCATTAACTGAGGCTGCAGAGCAGCTCGTTAAAACTAATAAGCCTGCTTATAGCGACCAACAAATTGAGCATTTACGCCAGAAGCGTAAAGCGATTGAAGAACGTAAAAACACCATTAATCAACAGCATGCAACCTTAGTGCGTAATGAGCACGAAAAGGCACGTTTGCTTGCTGCTGAATCACTCAACCGTGAATTAACGCCAAAGGAGGATGCATTCCTAAAGGATTACAAAAAGCACAACAAGTTAGGGGCAAAACGCATTGATGAAATCATGGGCCATAAGCGCAGAGCGACCAACTGAGCACTTATGACCCACAACGGCCATGAAGGCCATAAAACTAAAGCAAATGGAGTATACAAAATGAAAGCAGTGATCGCACCTGTAAAAAATGTCCTGACAGCCCAAGACGCCTTCGACAACCTTTGTACCCGAGGCATAGGTGTACCAGGTCTCGGTTTGTACCATGGCCCAAGTGGCTTTGGTAAAACAACTGCAACCACTTATCTGTTTAACCAAGTGAACGGTATCTATGTTCGGGCTATGGCCACAGACAGTGCCAGTACGCTAATGAACCGCATTGTCGGCGAACTCGGATCGAGCGGCATGTGGCGCATTAATAAGATGGTCGATTTCACTATCGAGCAAATGAGCATGTACGAACGCCCGCTGTTTATCGATGAAGCCGACTACCTCATGTCGGATGTTCGTATGCTTGAAACCGTGCGCGATCTCTACGACAACACCGAAGTCCCTGTGATCCTCATTGGTATGGACCAAATCGCCCGCCGTATCAGCACACGCAAACAGTTCTTTAACCGTATTTCAGAGTGGGTTGAGTTTCGACCAGCCGACTTAGATGACGTCATGGTGATGGCCGATTCCCTCTTAGACAACGACATCAAAGTCGAACCTGAACTCCTTGATGAACTGCGTAAAGCCAGCAGTGGTGAGGCTCGTCGCATTGTCATTGGCCTTAATCAAATCGAACGTCTCGCCAAAATGAACGAACTTGATTACGTCACAGCAGAACACTGGGGGGCACAGCCATTCCATGGTGTTCGACGTCCAAGCCTTGTGGGTTAAGCGTTATGGCACAAGTCAAACGCTCAACCCCGTTAAGGCACAGCGCATGGTTGTTTATGTGCTGTTGTCGCAATCGAAAAGTCAGCTTTAGTGCTGAACAAGTTGCCGATGCATCGGGAATGCCTAAGTGTCTCGCGAATCGCTTTTTGCGTGAATTGTATCGAGAAGGGCGCTTAACACTCGAATGGAAAGGGCGTACAGGGCTGACCAACCGCTACTGGTTAAACGATGACAGTCCGTTAAAGCGCCAGTCTCAGTTCGCCAAGATTAAAGCGAATCAGCGGATCTGGAACAGCTGCCGCATCATGCGCAATTTCTCGATTGAAGAAATCATGGTCACAGCTCGGGTGGCGCGCTCAACGGTAAAGCGTTACCTCAATGCCCTGCAACGGGCGGGCTTGATCCGCATCAGAGCTATCGAGGAGGAAATGGTCATTTATCACCTCAACGTTGACTGTGGCGCTTTAGCGCCAGAGCTAATCGATGACGGTATTTACGCCCCAACCAAATCGAAGTTTTATCCCTATAGGGAGGCGCTATGAACAAGGAAAAATGGTTCCAAGTGCTTGAGTTAAAAGTCAGTGAGAGCAGCCAAGCGCAGATTGCCAGAGAGCTAGGTGTAAGTCCGACCATGCTTAATCAGGTCCTGCTGAACAAATACAAAGGCAATATCGACACCATTAAAAATCGTGTCGAAGGGCGCTACTTACGTCACCACGTACAGTGCCCCGTTGCAGGACAAATCAGCGTTGATACCTGCAAAGACAATCAAGAACGGCCTTTTAGCTCTACCAACCCACAACGCGTCCGACTCTATCGCGCCTGTCGCGGTGGCTGCCCACATTCGCAGTTAAAGCAGTCGGCAGTAACACAGAGGATCGATGTGCAATCAGCGACAGACAGTCGTTACAACGTAGAGGAACAGCTCGCGTTCTGTCGCCGACTCGCCCAGGGCGATCAACTACAGCATATCGAACTACTCGAAAGGGAATTGCAAAAGGTGGCTAATCGCCTAAATAGCGCCCTTTGGGATAACAAATGGAAAGGTAAATAACATGCAAACAAAAGCTATCAATGTGATTGCCGCCTTAAGGCTTCGTGGGATGAAGGTCGTTAGCCAGCATCGCGGTGTTATCCAAATTGACGTTCCAAGCCGTGATTTTAAACGCATGGCAGTTGAGATTATCGAGAACATAAAAGGCATTCGTCGCCGTTGTATGGCGGTGCAATTTCATGGCGTTACAGTGCGCTGGAATGAGGACAAATAAGATGAACACACAAGTACAAACCCACAACCAAAACGCTATTCCGCAGGGCTACCGCAAAAACGCGGTAGGCGATTTGGTGCATGAAGATCGTATCAAGCCTGTGGACAAACTGCGCGATGAAGTAGTGCTGGCTATTGTCGGTTCTGCCAAAGAACTACGTGAACAGATGCTTAATTTCAAACTGATGACGATGGCGAAAATTGATGGCTTTGCCGAACTATCGGCCAGTGAATATGGCGTTAAGGTCGGTGGCAGTAAGGGCAATATTTTGCTTACTAGCTTTGATGGTAAGTACCAAGTGCGCCGTGCGGTGGGTGAACACCGCGTATTTGATGAACGCATTCAAACCGCTAAAACCTTGATTGATGACTGCATTAAAAGCTGGAGCGGTGGCGCGGATACCCGCCTGATGGCGATGGTTGAGCATGCCTTTCGGGTAAACCAACAAGGTCGTATCGACGTTAACCAAGTGCTCAGTCTGCGCCAGCTGGATATCGACGATGCCAACTGGAAACGGGCCATGGACGCCATAGCCGACGCGATTCAAATCACAGGCACTAGCCAGTACCTGCGCCTATATGAGCGTCAGCCTAATGGCAAATACACCCAACTACCACTGGATATCAGCACCCTTTAGGGTGGGCAAGGAGCACATCATGACACTCAGTACACAATCCGGAATTCAACACCTATTCGATGACAACCAAGCCGCGCTTGATCGGGTGGCGTTTCAATTACGCCAAGCGACCTTACTTGAAGCCAGCTTTGACAATCTGCGCAGCGAACTCAGTGGCCTTGCGGCGGAAAGGCCGCATTACTGCTTGATGATGTGCGCCGCTCTGCTCAATGCGCTCAAGGAGTTAAGCAAAGAGTTTGCGGGTGAACGTCGCGCTGTGATCGCCTTTTTTATGGAGAAATCACTCAATAATTTGGAGCTGCTAGAGCCAAAGCCAGCAATGCGTTAACCCAGCGAAACCCGCTCCAGTCATTGGAGCGAGGTCTGTCTAATGTAGTGATTAGGCACTGATGAGCAGCTAACCCAAAGAGTACTAATTTAAAGAGTGAACAAGATGACACCTTACGCTAAACGCTTACTCAAATATGCCATGGATTATTGCCCCATTCGTCAAGTACGTAAGGGCAAAACCAAAGCTGAACTACGCAGTGATCGCGAGCAATTGGCTGTTAACTTTTTAAATGCAGCAACACCGAATTGGCAGCAGCTTAAGAGTCAGCCTAAAGCCATCAAGATAGTATCCAGTGCGACAACCGATGAGGATGACGAATGTTAGAAACTAATCAAAAAGCCCCTGTGCAGACTAATGCGCAGGCGCACCCAGTCGCTCAACACCCTAGTACTCAACAGAAGAAGCGCCTTATCACCTTAATCAATGTGGCTAAGGGATCATTGCAGCTCGATGAAGCCATCTACCGCGCCATGCTGAAAAATGCCACGGGTAAAGATTCCTTGCGGGCAATGAACTTGCCAGAGCTTGAACAGGCGCTAGAAGTGTTTAAACAAAAGGGCTTTAAACCTATAGGCCCTAAACAAGGGACAACCAACAATAAAACAGCGGTTAAACGCCGTTTAAGTCCTGCGGCGGGTAAAAGCAAATTGGCCAGCATAGATAAAATACGTGCCATTTGGATCACCATGGGCCACCACTTAGTTATCCAGGATAACAGTGAATCTGCGCTTGATGCCTATGTGCGCCGCATGACGCTACGCAGCCGCATTACTAATAACCAAACCCAAGGCGTGGATGCCACCGCTTGGATGACAGAACCGCAAGCCTACAAGGTACTTGAAAGCCTGAAAAACTGGCATAAGCGTGTACTTATCGAGCGCATTATTGCCCGAGGTGAACGGCTAAAGATGAATGAAGCAGGTACACGTCCCGCAAACTATGAAGTGATCGTCGCGCAATACGAGGGGCATGGCCATGAGTAAGCACATCCTAAACGCGGTTAGCATTTCCGAAAATCAGTTGGATTTATTGTCCACCAGCGCCGCCGAGCTGGAACAAGCCCTCGAAACCTTAGCCACGCTTAAGCCCGATGAGCGCGAGGACTTTATTCGTCGCTGGCCCTCAACTCTGCAAAGCCTGTGCGATGTGATGCGCCAAACCCTAAAGCAATACGATATTGATAACGTGGATAATGTGAGTGAAGCCTTAGCCACCAGCCTAAGTGCCTACCTAGGTGGGCGCGATATCTACATCCCCAACGGCGAACGCCTAAAGGATGCGCTGCGGGATATCCGCATTTGGCGCGAGTTTAAGGGAAATAATCTTGAGCAGTTAAGCCGTGATTATGGCCTAACCGAGCGCCGGATCAGTCAGATAGTCGCAGAGCAAAGGGCGGCTTTTGTGGCAAGGAAGCAGAGGAGGTTGTTTTAGCAAGAAACTTTACCATTTTGTGAACAAAAGTATTTAACAAATTTTTTTTGGGGTTATCATGTATGAGTTAATTTCTTGGGGAAAAAAATGTCAATACATATAGATAATTGCCCTCGCTGCAAAGCTAAAAAGACCACATTTGATGTGCTCTATGTTGCATTTAGGAGAACTTTACAATCATACCCAGAATTATATTTACTTGAGGCGCCACTACAATGCCGAAATTGTAAAGGTATATCTGTTATAGAATTAGTAGCTAGAAAAAAAACAATAGTTAATGATGCTAATGAGTCTAATAAACAGCGTGCTTCACTCTCTGATTTTTTAGAAGTTCGTAATTTTATAACATTAGCAGATATTGAAGTCACTCCACCACCTGAACATTTACCACCGTACGTCCAGAGCGCCTTCACAGAGGGGACTAAGTGCTATGCAACTGGTTGCTATAACGCTGCTGGTGCGATGTTCAGATTAAGTTTAGATCTAGCCTCAAAGTCTCAATTACCAACAGACGATACATTAACAACTCATCGACAAAAGAATATTCTTGCCGAGAGATTGGAGTGGCTTTTTGATAACAAACACTGGCCAGCCTCGTTAAAGGATATGGTGACTTGCATTCGACAAGACGGTAATGATGGTGCGCATGATGGTGAACTAGGTAAAGATGAAGCATACGATATTATGGACTTTAGCTATATGGTATTGGAAAAAATTTATACCGAACCAGAACGTATTAGAATCAGTCAAGAACGACGTTTAAGTCGAAAACAAAAAACCTAGATATTGTTTCATCGAGTTAGCCACATCTAAGGGTATAAAATGAAATGGATTTTATTTGCTGCCATGTGCTTCGCCTGTAGCGCCCAAGCTGAAATCTATAAATGTACAGCCGATGGTGTTGATACATACAGCCAAGACCCTTGCGCTGAAGATGCGCAGCAAATTACTGTGACCCCACCGTCGAAGTTATCTTCTGATGCTGACACCACGAATGACTCCGCACTGGTTGAGAAATGTGTTTCTTACTTCAAACGATTTGGGGGATTTAAAGATCCTGATTCAATCAAAGTTGATGGGCATTTCTTTGATTGGTTACAGGATGACAGTGGAGCACGCAGGGTATTGCAGTTAAAAATCAATGCTAAAAATAGCTATGGGGGGTATGGCGGTGCAGAGTTTTACCCCTGTTTTTTAAATCATAGCGGAACCAAATTGAGTGATAATCAGAGACTTATTTTTACCAATTAACGGATGACATCTTGATGAGTGAGGCAAAAATAGAAGCTCTACCCAAAAAGGAATCATCAGCAAAATTAGTCGTCGATTACGCTAAGTCGGGTTGGGATGATGAACTAAAAAGGTTCTATAGCATTGACGATAAGCTATCAAAATTATTGCGCTATATTTTGAGCGTACTGGTGCTGTTGACAAGTTTTCTGGCATGGCTTTACGTCCATATAAGCGAATTTTCATATATCTCCGCCATTTTTATTATCGTTACTAGTGTTGTTTCTTTACTAGCTTTGCTTAGTGCTATGTATCAGTCTCATAAAGGTATCCAGTTAATGGATCTTCCTCGTCCAGCGATGAATAAAGCACTGCTCGAGTTGTTAGATAAAGAGAATGAAGAATCCGCTAAATTAATTGCAGAAACGTATCTGGCTGCGATTGCAATGCACAAAGACATGATGAAGGTAAAGGAAGATTGTTTTGACTTATCATCAAATGAAGTCATTTTTTCTTTGTGTGCTACAGCTATCACTGTGTTTTTATTGATAATATTAAGGACGACATAATGACTGAACAACATAAACATGACCGAACACCTAATGTTCCTGCTACAGGCAATAGTGACAAACGTAATAAAAACGATGGTGGATTAGGTGTCGAGTTTGTTAGAAATAATAAAGAACCCGGCAATGGGAAAAAGCAAGAGAATAAGTAAGTTATTCACCCTTAGTTAATCCCGAAACCTTTCCAATCCGCTCTAAACCCTTAAGCCGAGACAATGAACCTATGTTCACTGTCTCGGTTTTTTTATGGCCTTTGTTACCCACAACTCTCGTAAATGCAAGGTTCGCAGCGGCGTTAACAGTATGCCGATTGCGAATGCTCGCCCCTCTGGCTTTCACATCAGTAGGATACAAAACCGAGTCTATCGCCAGTGCGCTAAGGACGGTTTTAATGCCCGCATCAAGGCGGAGTTAGCAGGCGATGTACCCGCCACCGTCCCACTTTATAGCCACAGCGCCACCCGTCAGAGTTATTACTCACAGGGCTGGTATGCCGTCACTCATCTGCACGTATTGAAAGCAAAGGCAAAAGCGCGTGAGCAACATAAGACACAAGCTACGGCGGTGCCTAATGAACAGTAAACTCAGGGCGATTTTATTGGCCGTAGGTTTAAGTTCGGCGGCCATCACTGGCGCACAGCTTACCGATAAATGGGAAGGCAATAGCCTGAGCGTCTATATCGATGCGGTTGGCGTGCTGACCGCCTGTCGTGGCCATACGAGCAAAGACTTGAGGCTTGGGCAAACCTTTACCGAGCAGCAATGCATGGAGATTTTTGCCAAGGATATCGCTCGCGCCGATAAGCAGTTGCTGCAACTCACGGCCCCTGTAGCACTTACTGATGGCGAGCATGCGGCCTATCTGTCGTTTATGCATTGGGCGGGCTATGGCAATTTTGCCAGCTCAACCCTGCGTAAAAAGCTGCTTGTAGGGGATCGTGTGGGTGCCTGCAAGGAGCTAACGCAGGCCTGTTCCACCAATCCTCAAACGGGTGAGCTCGTTTGCAATGGTTGGACCTATGGTACCCGCCTAGGTGTCAAGGTGCGTCTGAATGGGCTGATTAAACGCCGCGCCGAAGAGCAGACCATTTGCTTAAGCGAACTGGGCCTCTCGCAATCAAAGGGGGGCGCGCAATGAATCCCTCACAAATCATTAGCACTGTGCAGTGGCTATTTTTGTCACTGGCATTAGTCACCATTGGGCTGATGTACCACCAACAGCAGAGCACTAAGAGCCAGCTCACCCAAGCGTTAACTGACAATGCCGCCCTAAAACAGAGTGCAGACACGCTAGCGGTATGGCTACAAGACGCCAACGTTGAACGCATTGCCCTAAAAGACGAAGGCGAAACCCTCGCCCTACAGGTGCAAACCGTTGAGCTGCAAAAGGCCGCGTTAGCCAACCGCAATCAAGATCTTAACCATCAACTCACCCAGTTACTTGAGGACGCCCAGGATGAACAAACACAAACATGGCGTGTGGCTAGTGTGCCTAACGATGTTGTGCGCGTGTTCGACAACGCCGCCCGCTGTGCGTTACGTGCCTATTTACAAGACCCAATATGTGTTGCCGCCCGAAGTACTGATGCGCGAGTGCAACGTCACTCAGGTTCCACTACAGGTATTGCAGTGCCTGCAAAACCAGAAGGAACAGTGCCTATCCAACCCAAAGTCAGCGGGGCTAATGCTCTCGCTACTCACTGACCTTGGGCAATGCAACCTCGACTGGCAAGCCCTGCACGATTGGCGGCAACGCCATCAAACTGACCAAACAAAATAAGCCAAAAATAAGGGATAGGCATGGACGAAAACGATTGGGCTAGCAATATGGAAACCCGCGAGCGAGCTGCCTGCGTTGATGCAGTACGGGATGCCGCCAAGCACAAACAACACCGCCAAGGCAATGGTATCTGTATTGATTGCTTAGAGCCAAATGAGCCACAGCGGCTTAACGAGTTGCGCTGTATCTGTTGCCAAGAAGATGAAGATAAGCGCCAGAAGATGCGCTATGGGAAGCGTTTATGATCGAATCGCTATTTGAATATTTCGGTAAGTATTGGGGCTTCATTGGCAGCGTCATTAGCGTTTTCTGTGCACTGCTGATGGCGTGGTTTAGCACGCGATTTACCCCACGGATTGAGCATGAAAAAGTGATCCAAAAGGTGGCTGAAATCGACAAGCGCCTTAGCGAAACTGAAATGCAATTGGAGTACATGCCGACCCGTGACGAACTGCATGCGCTCGATAAAACCCTCACAGGTTTAGGTGAGCGCTTTGGCGCAATGGAACAAGGCATTAGGCGCTTAGAAACCAAGACCGACATGCTTCTCGAAAACGAACTGAAAGGAGGCCATTAATGGCGATGCAGCAAATTATCAATGAGCACCAACGCCTTGTGGTGCTTCGATTACTGACCGAGGCGGGAGCCTTCGCACTCAATGAGTCCATCTTACAAGATGGTTTAAATGCCTACGGCCTCGACATTAGCCGCGATGCCTTGCTGGTGCAGCTCGCTTGGCTTAACGAGCAAGGGCTGATTAAAACTGAACTGGTTGGCAAAGTAACCACGGCTACGCTAACAGGTCGTGGCCAAGATGTGGCGACAGGCCGCACGGTAGTGCCAGGGGTTAAACGTCCACGGGCGGGAGAGTAGCCATGGCGAGTGAAACCCGAGGCCGCCGCTCTAAGGTGGATTTACTGCCCGATCCTATTCGCAAGAAGCTCGATGCGGGGCTGCGTAATGGTTCGATTCAGCAGATTGATTTGCTCGATGAAATCAATGCGCTGATTAAAGCCGCAGGGCTACCAGAAGAACAGCAGCTTTCCCGCGCGGGCATCAACCGTTACGCCACTAAGATGGAGGCTGTGGGTAAATCCCTGCGCGAAATGCGTGAGATCACCCAAGTGTGGACGGCAGAGCTGGGTGACAAGCCCACGGGTGAAGTGACTAAACTCATTCTCGAAATGGCGCGTTCGCAGCTGTTTAAAGCCCTATTAAACCAAGATGAAACAGGTGAAGGTGCCGACGTGGGCATGATTAAAGATGCCATGTTAGCGGTGCAGCGTTTGGAGTCTGCTGCCATGGCCAGCCATAAGCGCGAGAAAGAGATCCGCACTGCGTTCGCGGCCGAAGCAGCTAATGCTGCCGAGAAGGTCGCGAAAACCGCAGGCTTAACCAGTGATGCAGTTGCCTTGCTTAAACGTGAAATCTTGGGGATTGCATGATGAGCGGCCTCATTAAACCCGTCTTTGATCCTGCGCTTGAGGCCAGTTATCTCAGCATCTTTGATCCTAAAGAGGTGCTGCTCGGTTATCAAAAGCGCTGGATTGCTGACGAGTCGCCACTCAAGATTGCCGAAAAGTCGCGCCGAACTGGACTCACTTGGGCTGAGGCTGCAGATGCTTCTCTTACCGCAGGAGCTGCCCGTGGCCAAGGGGGGACTAACCATTTTTATGTGGGCAGTAACAAGGAGATGGCGCGGGAATTTATCGACGCTGCGGCCATGTGGGCCAAAGTATTTGATAAAGCCGCAGGTGAAATCCAAGAAGAAGTGTTTGTTGATGAAGGCCAAGACGGTAAAGAGATCCTGACTTTTGCCATTTACTTTGCCTCAGGTTTTAAGGTGCAGGCGTTATCGAGTAATCCCTCGAACCTGCGCGGTATGCAAGGTAATGTGACTATAGACGAAGCGGCGTTCCACGAACGCTTGGCCGAAGTACTAAAAGCGGCATTGGCGCTGACCATGTGGGGCGCGAAGGTACGCTTGATCTCCACCCATAATGGCATTGATAACCAGTTCAATGAGCTGATTAATGATTCCCGTGCGGGTAAAAAAGATTACTCCATTCACCGTGTCACCTTAGATGATGCCTGTAATGAGGGGCTGTATAAGCGTATTTGCCAAGTGCGCGGTATCGAATGGAGCCAAGCGGCCGAGGATGACTGGAAAGCGAAATTACTCAAAGCCACAGCCACAGAAGAGGATGCGTTAGAAGAATACTTCTGCGTGCCTAAATCGGGCGGTGGTGCCTATCTTAACCGCGCGTTAATCGAAGCACGCATGGCGAGCATCGCTGATAGCGGCCCCGTTGTTCGCCTTAAAAAAGACGATGCTTTTGGACAATGGCCAGAGGGTTTACGGGCAGCGGAGATCCTTAAGTGGTGTGAGGATGAACTAAAGCCGGTTCTCGATAGCTTAGACCCTGCACGCCCCCATTGCTTTGGTGAAGACTTTGCCCGTAGTGGTGACTTAACTGTGATTGACGTGGGTGAAATCGCCCAAGATCTCCACATTAAAACCAAGTTACAGGTCGAGCTAAAAAACATTCCCTTTCGCCAACAAGAGCAGATCCTGTTTTACATTGTGGACCGCTTGCCACGGCTGAGGGGCGGCGCGATGGATGCGCGCGGTAATGGCCAAGCCTTAGCCGAATACGCCCAGGATAAATACGGTAGTGAAGTGATCGCCTGCGTGATGCTGTCTGAGTCCTTTTACCGCGAGCAAATGCCACGTTTTAAAAGTCACTTTGAAGACGGGCTTATCACTATTCCAAGGGATGACGACACCAGTACTGACCTAAGGGCCTTGAGCATTAACCGTCGAGGTACACCATGCCTTGGCGATGTACGTACAGGCCAAGAAAAAGAACGCCATGGTGATGCCGCAATCAGCCTGTTCTTGATGGTATACGCCTCCACCTTAGACGGTGCCCCCATAGAGTTCACCCCCATTCCTAGAAGTGATCACCGTAATCCGAATGCCCATGCAAGTGCCCATGAGGATGATGATCATCAAACGCAGCGAGGTTGCTGGTAATGCAAGAAAAAACAACTGAATCACGTATTTTGGACGCCAGTGGTCGGCCGTTTAAGCAGCGTGAAGCCAAAGCACTGCAGACCGACGATGTGCGTTTAATTGGCTTGCAACGTACCTTTAGCCAGCACCCAAGTAGCGGCTTGACGCCCGCCAGTGCGGCCAATATTTTGCAGGCCGCCGAGCAAGGCGATCTCATTGCCCAATGTGAACTGGCCGAAGATATCGAAGAGAAAGACGGCCACCTATATGCCGAGTTAGACAAGCGTAAACGGGCACTGATCGGCGTGGATTACTATTTAATACCGCCCCGTAACCCGACGCCACAGGAAAAGGCCGACACTGAATATCTGCAAGAAATGCTCGAAGAAGGTAACTGGATAAAGACGCTCATTAAGTCAATGAGTGATGCCATTCTCAAGGGCTTTAGCATGCACGAGTTAGCCTGGACGCGTGAGCTAGGCGAATGGTTTATTGAAGTGCCAGAGTATCGCGATCCGTCTTGGTTTATGACTCACCCTGAGCGGCGCAACGAACTGCGGCTGCGTGATGCCACGGTCAATGGCGCTGACCTGTGGCCCTTTGGTTGGATCAAACATATTCATCCAGCCAAGTCGGGCTATGTCAGCCGCAGTGGTTTAGTGCGTCAGTTAATCTGGCCGTTTATTTTTAAAAACTACAGTGTGCGCGACTTAGCCGAGTTCCTTGAGATCTACGGTTTGCCGCTGCGTATTGGTCAGTATCCAGCGGGTGCCAACGATGAGGAAAAGCGCGCCCTGTTAAATGCAGTGATGAGCATTGGCCATAACGCGGGTGGCATTATGCCCAAGGGCATGGTGATGGATTTTGAGAGTGCCGCCACAGGTCAAGCCGATCCCTTTGATTTGATGATTAGCTGGGCTGAAAAGACCATGAGCAAGGTGATTTTAGGCGGCACCTTGACCAGCCAAGCCGATGGTAAAAGCTCAACCAATGCGCTCGGTAACGTGCATAACGAAGTGCGCCAAGAGCTGCGTGATGCTGACCTTACCCTGATTGCCGAAACCTTAACCCGCGACTTAGTGGCCCCTTTATATGCGCTTAACTGCAAGAGTTATCAAAGCCACCGTCGTCATCCACGTTTAGTCTTTGATACCACAGAGGCCGAAGACTTACGGGCCTTAGCGTATCCGCTGCGTGCGTTCGTCAGCATGGGCATGCAGATCCCACAAAACTGGCTGCATGAAAAGACCCGTATCCCTAAGCCCGCTAATGGTGAAGCCGTGCTGGTGATCCAGCAAGAAGACCCCAATGCCAGCGCTGCTAACCAGACGGCATTGGCGGCTTTAGCCGCTCAACCTTCTAGTGCCCCGTTGAGTGAACCGAGCCAAACCGCCTTAGATAAAGCCTTGGATGCACTCACTCAAGGTCAAATGAGCGAAGCCTATATGGCGATGGTAGAGCCATTACTGGCACAACTGCAGAGCGAGCCGGAGCAGCTGCGAGCGCAACTGGAAAAGGACTATCCCGCCATGGATACCGAGCAGCTTACCGAAATGCTCGCGCGGTTAATGTTTGTGGCTGAACTGTGGGGCATCGCCAATGCCTAAACCAAGAGTGCCTAAAACCGTTGATTTAAGCATTGCCATTAACCAAGCCCCCGCCGATGCGGTGGCCTATTTTCGTGCCAAAGGCTTTGCCATCAGTGACGATTGGCAAGACGTGTGGACTCGCGCCCACGCCCGAGCCTTTACTGTGGCCAAGGCGGCACAGATGGATGTGCTCACGGCGATCCGTAATGAAGTGGATGCAGCCCTAAGCCAAGGGTTAACCGCTAAGCAGTTTCAGGCAAACCTTAAACCTCAACTAGAAAAGCTCGGATGGTGGGGTAAAAAGGAAGTCGATGGCCGCGAGGTACAGCTGGGGAGTCCCTACCGCTTAAACACTATCTATCGTCAAAACCTGCAAACCGCTTACATGGCTGGGCGCTATCGGCGCATGTTATCGCGCACTAAAACCCACCCCTATTGGCAGTATGTGGCGATAGATGACGGCCAAACACGGCCAGCCCATGCGCGGCTTAGGGGTAAAGTGTTCCGCTTTGACGATCCAATATGGGACATCATCTATCCTCCCAATGGCTGGGGCTGTCGTTGCCGCGTTCGGGCGCTCACCGAGGCGCAGGTTAAGGCGATGGGGATCACTGTGGAAAATGGCGAAGGTTATATCCAGCGCTTTGACACTGAGACAGTCGCGCGCGGAACGGGTGAAGTGTTAACCGTGCCCCATGCGCGTATCGATCTGCCCGATGGCAGCAGCATGAGCCCCGATTTAGGCTGGGCCTATAGTCCAGGCGAAGCCGCCTTTGGTACCGACGTGGCCATCGCCAAAAAGCTGGGCACTATTCAATCGTTAGACACCCGCGCGCAGTTTATTCAGGCTCTCAATAATAGCCCGCTGCGCCACGCCCAGTTTGCCCAATGGACGGATGAAGTCCTTGCCGCGAATCCAGGGCAGAAACGAAGACCAGGCTTAGGCGTACAGGCTTTAGGTTTTATAACTCCCTCGATCCAAGCAGCGGTAACAGCACGTTTAGGCCGCGAGCCTAGCGCATTGCTCGCTATAACTGAGCGGCAACTCAGTACAGCGCATGCCTCGGTGACGCCTAACCAGTTACAGCAATTACCGCTGCTGCTGACTAAGCCCGAGGCCGTGCTATGGGATAACGATAATCAAACCTTGCTCTATGTGTATCCAATGGAAGGGCAAGCAACCAATGACCCAGCGAGCAATAGTAAATTACTTATCGCGAGCCAGTGGCAATTACAGCGCACACCTAATGATGGCCAAGTGGAAGTACTTAAGTTATCGCTAGTTGAATTGCAGCAAGCCCAATACCAAGTGCTTGAAGGCCAGTTAAAAGAGTAGGAGGCACTATGAGCAAAGTGGATATTCAGTTTACCAACGGCACAGTATTGCAGGTGCTTAATAGCTTGATGGATAAGCTCGACGACTTAAGCGAGCCGATGAACGATATCGCCGCTGTGCTCGAATCGGCCACCGAATCAGCATTTGAAGCAGAGGCCGATCCCACCACAGGCCAAGCTTGGGCATCCTTAAGTGATGCCTACCTTAAAGCCAACCCTAAACGCCAGGGAGGTAAGATGCTGCAGGCCAGTGCTGGCGGGCTAGCTGCCAGCGTGACTGCTGACAGTGGTGACTTTTGGGCGGCGATTGGCAGCAATAAAATCTATGCCGCCATTCACCAGTTTGGTGGCACCGACGATATGCCCGCAGGCCCAGCGGGTATTCCAGCACGACCATATCTAGGTGTGGGCACTGAGGATGAGCAGCAAATAATACAAATAATATCCGATTACTTTTGTTAAATTAAAGCTGATTATCTATTCGGATATAAAACTCCATAAATTATATCTAGCTGATTATTAATTTCTGGCGCATTGAAAGTACATTGAAATGGTTCTAGCATTTTCCTAGCTTCATCTAAATAGATATTTGCGATTACTGGATTACTAGACAGCTCGTTATAGATAACTACTAACTTTGCAAAATGAATTAAGAGTTTTTCAAGCTCGATCCATTGATTAGTCGTGTTAGTATTCTTAGCTTTTAAATAGAAAACGTGGAGTAAATTCCTAGTGTCTTGGTTGAGTTTAGTTGAAAAATTATGCCCTTCTAGCAATAAACTCCGAATACGAATATTTTTCATTTCATAGATAGGAGGTTCTGAATAAAATGAAATATGATTTGCTAATTTCTTATCGTAGGTAACTTGCTCATCTAATGTGAGTTGACATTGAGTTCTCAAGTCGGCCATAACCCTCATTAGCTCATTTAATTTTGCTTCATTCTGCAAATGAGACACTTGAGCTTGCATCGCTTCTTTGGTTCCTTCTAGTTCACTGCGGGTAAGAGCAAGTTCTTCTCTTTGCATCTTCAGTGACCAGATAAGTAACCCTACTGTCGCAAAGCCTAAAATAGGGTTGAGCACACCACCTAGAAAGTCGCCAAATGCACCGAAATCGCCTTGGTTACCCCAGCCCCCGTTGAAATTGATAAAGTACAAAGCAAGTAAAAAAGCAGCAACAATGGCCAGCAAAATGATAAGCCAATTAAATGATCTCTCGGATTCGTGGTTTTGAGTCTGCTGTTCTGCTTGAGGCGATGTAGAAGGGGTGCTCATGTGCCGTCCATGGTTTAAAAGTAATGACTGTATTCTAAGGTAACAAGCTCCGAAGCGTAAAGCTCTCAAACGCATTTTAAGCGCCTTAACTCTCAAGTTGGTATAACGGCTTAGCGCAAAACCGCTTAAACGCTTTAACAAGGATTTAAACGGGTTTTAAACTGGGTTATGCTCGAACTCAAATCACTTATATGGATCGTCCTCATGGAAAAGGAATTTATCGGATTACTAGGTGTAGTTGTTGGTTTTGTGCTGAATCTTGTCTATGGCGCATGGGGGAAACGAAACCAGCGAAAACAAGAACAGTATTATCTTGCCGTTGTGGTAACGATGCAGCTTGATAGATTTTTTGATGAAGCAGTTTTCTTATGTGGTGATAATGGGACACCTGATCAAGAAGGTTACTATATTTCCACAATCCCTTATCCCAAGTTTGAGTTGCCAACCAAGGATGTAGATTGGCGCAGTCTACCACAGGACCTTATGAGGGATATTTTGTGGTTACCTGAGTGTATACGTAGTGCGCAGGAATTAATCGCAAGTGCGTCTGAATACGCAGCTAGTCCTCCTTATTTCGAAGAGTACTTTGAAACGAGGCAGTATGAGTTTGCTAAGCTGGCTCTTTCGGTAAATAAGATGTCTATGAGATTGAGGAAAGTGGCTAATTTGCCCATGAGAAAAATTAGTGATGAGTATTATGATCCTATCACTGGTTTGATAAAAATAGTTTCCAAGGTTGATAAAGTGCGGGATGAAAGGCACTTGAATAGAAGTATACTGTTGAAAGAAAAGCGTGCTACATAAACGGCATCTAACTAATCTTATTTTTCCAATCAGCCTAAGCACTCCAATGTGAGTGATAGTGCCCATCATACCGTAAAAGCCACTTAAACCATTTAAGAAGGATTTAAGCAGGGATTAAAGAAGGTTGCGTTACTTGTTAAGTGAGCATTAGAATTGCAACCTACATTTTACAGAACAAAGTCTTGGACATGGAAAATAAAACAACTCACCAGATCATTTTATCTTTTGGTAAGAAAGACAATACAAATCATCAAATGCCACTAGCTACGTATATTACTTCTCTGCAGGGATTGCAGGAAGTAGTCGAACAGACTGATAAAATCTTGAATGGTGAAAATTCTGAATACGATATTAAGGTAATTGCTGAGCAACCTGGATCATTCGAGACTGTGATCGATTTTGTTCAGTCAGGTGGTATTGACGTATTCAGAACTTTGGGCTTCGTCGCAGGAGGTTTTGCTTTAGGTACAGTGTTGGAAGTTGTCGAGCAGTTAAAAAGTAGAGCTATGACTGAGATTGAGATTAGTAAAGGTGAACACGGTAAACAAGCTACAATCAGAGTAGATGGTCAGGAAGTTACTTGTTCTGAAACTGTCGCCAAGTTGGTCAAAAATCCGAAAATTAGATCTGGGTTAGATAAGTTGCTTTATTCATCATTACAGGACGAGGATGCGAGTAATCTTAAGATTACCTCAGAGGGGGGAATTTCTTTAGAGGTGGATAAAGATGAAGCAGAAGTGTATAAAGCACCTCCTTCAGTGATGCATCAAGAAACTGAAGTAGAGACCATTGTTGCCGATGTTAGATTTACTAAGGTTAATTTCTTAGGTGCGAAGGGATGGGAGATTGCTTATGGTACAGCCAGATACCCAACTCAAATGACGGATGAGTTCTTTTTAGAAAAAATCGCAAACGGTAAAGATGGTAAACCTTTAGAGATATCTTCCGATGACTTGTTTGTAGTCGAGATGAAAAAGACTGAAATTACTTCTAATGGTAAGAAAGGTCGCCCACGTTTCGTTATTACAAAAGTCAATCGCCACAGAAAGGCCGATGGCCGAATAGTGTAGGATTATGAGCGCATTAGGTTGGGTTATTACATTTGGAGCTGTAGTACTTGCATATCGACTCGGAAGAGTCGTGGTGCGAGTGCTGTTTGATTTAATGCATGGTGATGTCAATCGCCTGAAGCTGACTTATGTTGACGCGAACGGCCAGAAAGTTTCGAAAATTGTCGAGATTGACGACGATATTGAGCAGCTAATTCAAGAGATCAAATTGATTCAGCAAACCAAAGGGACCACGACCCGATGAGTAAAGTGAGTAAATTTGATTTTGTTTTCTTTGTGGCTCTATGGGTAAATCTTATTAATTATTTTAAGCCAACTGCTGGTTGGCCTTACTTTCCGGATGTTATTGATGCTCTGGTTCCTGCTGTTGGCGCATTAGGCTCACACGTCACAATGCTAGCCATTATGGCTTTAAAATTACCTACTGAAGATCAAGTTAGAACTTGGGCAACTTTGAGATCACAAAAGCGTGAAATAAAAAAGCAGCTTAAAGATCCAATGCTTGATGATGAATACAAAGCTGCATTAAAGCAGCGCTATACATTGTTGCACAAGACTAAGCTGGATTCCTTAGGTATCGAAGTTACGCCAGCTGATAAGCAATAAACCTAAGAATGTAATCCCGAAACCTTTCCAATCCGCAAGTGATTAAAGCGAGATCATCATAGGCACTCCAATGTTATTGAGAGTGCCTTTTTTATGTCTGCAACCACCACAGCTTTGGGTTTTGCCGCCTTAAGCTGCCAGTTAAACGTCAATTCAGAAGCAACCTTTGTGGTTGGTGAAGATGGCTACATTCAGGCGCTGCCTGATGGTCACTTTGCTGCCGTAGATGGTCGCCCTGATGATGTAGCTGGTGGCAAGTGGTTGATGGATAGCGTTGCGTTCGCGGCCCTGCGAGCAAACACCCCCCATAAAGCCGGTGATCTGGTTATTGACTACGAACACCAAACCCTCAACAAAGAGAAGAATGGCCAGCCTGCACCCGCTGCGGGTTGGTTCAACATCGATGACGTGCAATATCGACAGGGGCAGGGCTTGTTTATTAAGCCGCGCTTTACCGATAACGCCATCGCTTATCTCACGGCCAAAGAATACAAGTACTTCAGCCTAGTGTTCGGTTATGACACCTGCACTGGCCGCCCGCAATTTATCCATTCAGCAGCGTTAACTAACCGCCCTGGTGTCGATGGCATGTTGCCACTCGCATCGTTGGCTGCACTGGCTGCTCTTAATACAAGCCTCAATCCACACGAACCTATCCAATCCACCGACACGGAGGAACTCCATGTGAACCCATTACTGAGAAAAATCTTAGCCGCCCTTGGGGTAGATGTGCCCGAGGATGCAACGGCCTTAACGGCTGAGCAAGAGGTCGCGGCGCTATCTGCACTTAATACGCTAACCACGGCAGCAAATAGCGTTGATGGCTTAAAGCAACAGCTTACCGCGCTGAGTGCTACATCGCCCTCGGTTGATCTAAGCCAGTACGTTCCAGCGGCAACTGTCGCTGCTCTGCGCACGCAACTTGTTGCACTTACTGCTGAAAACGGTGTGCTTACCGTTGAGCAAACCGTGAAGGCGGCGATAGATGAAGGCAAAGCCTTTGAGTGCGAACGTGATTACCTAACCAAGTTAGGCAAGCAATCCATGGCGGCGCTTACAGCCAACTTGGGTGAGCGTGTGGCTATTGCCGCATTAACGGCCAAGCAAACCACCACAGTTCCCGATCCTATCAAGGACAAGGAAACCAAACTCGCGGCACTGACTGCCGACCAAATCAAAATGGCCGATTCTTGGGGCATGTCGCACGCTGACTTTGCTAAAGCTATCGCCGCTGATCAGGAGCACAAATAATGGCTGCTATTAATGCCCCAGTATTACAAGCCCTGCGCACTATGGTGCGTAGCGAGTTTCAAAATGCTTTAGCTAAGACTGAGCCACTGTATTTAAAAATTGCCTCAGTCGTGCCAAGCAATACTAAGTCCAATACCTACGGCTGGTTAGGCTCAATGCCGACCATGCGCGAATGGATTGGTGCGCGGGTGATCAACTCCATCAAAGAGCATGGTTATTCAATCACTAACCGTACCTTTGAAACCACCATCGGTATTAGTCGTGATGATGTGGAAGATGACACTTTAGGGATTTACAAACCTATGGTGCAGGCATTGGCGCAGGAAGGTGAAGAGTTTCCCGACGATCTGGTGTTCGAGCTATTAGCCGAAGGCTTTGGCACTTTGTGTTATGACGGGCAGAACTTTTTTGACACTGACCATCCCGTTAACGAGAAGCACGATGGTACGGGTGCTGACGTATCGGTGGCCAACATGGTGGTTGATGGCGCTTATACGGGGGAACCTTGGTTTTTGCTCGATACCACGCGCCCATTAAAGCCACTCATATTTCAAGAGCGTCGCAAGCTGGATTTAAACACCCTGTTTAATCCAACCGACCCAGCAGTTTGGACCAATAACGAGTTCCAGTTCGGCACCGATATGCGCTGTGAGGCGGGCTTTGGCTTCTGGCAAATGGCCTTCGCCAACAAGCGTACTCTCAATGCCACCAACCTATGGAGCGCTTACAAAGCCATGCAAGCTTTTACCAGCGATGGCGGTAAGAAGCTCAAGATACGCCCCAATTTGTTGGTGATCCCAGCTTCTCTTGAAGACGTCGCACTCAAGTTAATGACCCGTGAGCGCATTGATGAAGGTGGCGTGACCGTGGATAACGAACTGAAAGGCAAGTTCGAGATCCTTGTGGTGCCACAGCTTTAGGTGTTTACCCCTTAAGTTTGAGCAGCGAATCGCAGGCACAAGGATGCGCCTGCACCCCAACATCGAGTGAGGTAACAATGAAATGGCGAATCCTTCTAAGAACATTCAAGTCCTGTTGGTTATCTGTCTTGCGCACACTGGCTACCGCCGTGCGGGCATGGCGCTTACCAAAGGCGAAAACCTTATACCGCTGGCCGAGCTGTCGGATGAGCAAGTTGCAGCGTTTGAAGCTGACCAGCGCCTTAAAGTATCTGTGCGTGATATGGCACCAGCGTCGGGGAGTGTGGACATTCCAGACGGTGATCAGACATTAGGCACCGATATCACAGGCACGCTCACTGGTGTGAAAGAACCTAGCGGTGAAGAGAAAGTCTTAAACCAACTGACAGTAGATGAACTGTTAGACCAGCTCACGGTAAAGGATCTTAAGGCGCTAGCAAAAGACTTGGAGATCACCGGCTTTAACTCGATGAATAAACCTGACTTAGTCAATGCTATTCGGGCGGTAAGAGTCACAGTGCCAGGTGCGAGTGAAGCGGATTCCCCAAGCGCTGAAACGGAAAGCACTGAACCATCTGGCACCACCAACGAAGCAGGTGAATAGCCATGGCCGACTTAGCCATCACAAGAGCCATGTACGCTACCCCTGACAACATGCTGAGTCGCTTTGGTGCGCAGGACTTAATGCTGCTTACCGAACGCGAAGGCAGCGTGCCAGGGGAAATCAATACCGTCGTGCTTGAGCAAGCATTGCGCGATGCTGCGGCCGAGATTGATGGCTATATCGTGGGCCGTTACACCTTGCCGTTAACCACGGTTCCCGCCGTATTGGAGCGTAACTGCTGCGATATCGCCCGTTACTTCTTGTATGGCGATAAAGCCCCTGAACAAGTCGAGAAACGCTATACCGCTGTGGTGAAGTTTTTAACCGCCGTGAGCAAAGGCGATATCAGTTTGGGGCTAGCTGATACGGGTGAAGTCGCTAGCCAAAGTGAGCTAGTAGTCAGCATCGACAGTGCAGGTAGCGTGTTTGGCCGTGCATCGTCTAAGGGGTTTATCTGATGTTTGAAATTAAAGATAACTACCTTGCTGCAGGTGATGCGTTGACTCAACTGCTTGAGCCATTAGTGGCGAGTCAGAAGCTGAAAAAGGTCTATCAAGCCAATGAGCTAAGCGAAGTGGATGAGCGCAGCCAAATCACCCCCGCCGCCCATGTGCTGTATATGGGCGATACGCTGGCGGATACCGCACAAGGCGGCAACACCAGCCAAATTAAGCAGACTTGGCTTGTGGTATTGGCTTGCCGTTTATCTATCCACGAAGGCCAAGCAGGTGAGCTATTAGTCAGCCTGTTAAACGCGATTGTGGGTAAGTCCATTGCGGTGGATGGTCAGATGCTTGGCCCCTTTGTGCGCGTTAACAGTCCCGTTAAACCCCGTTTCACTAAAAGCCACGGTTATTACCCCGTGGCGTTAAGTGTGATTTTGAGATTCAAACCTTAACAACCTAAGAGGAACTCACCATGAGTGGATTATTAGTCGCAGGCAACTTCTTTGTTGACCGCTTAAATGCCCAAGGGCAATCAACGGGGATCATTGGCCCCATCAACACCACTAAGCTCGCGATCAAAACCGATGCCGATGAAAAGGTTCGTCCAAGTAAAAAGAAAGACAGCTACGGCCAAGCCTTAAGTGTGGTGAAAATTGCCAAGCCCGCCGAAGTGGAATGGTCATTCGACGATCAACCTGCCGAACTGATTGCCATGGCACTGTTGGGTGATACCCAAGTGCTGAACACGGGCAGCGGCAACTTAACCGATGAAGCTGTGACCTTACCAACCAATCAACGTTGGATTCAGCTACCTGAAAGTAACTTTGCCGCCCTCGGTTTTGTGGTGAAGAAAGACGCTACCACCTTAGTGCTGGGCACTGACTATGAGGTGAACTATGCCCTAGGGCTAGTGCGTGCCGTAAAAGGCGGCGCAATTGAAGCGGGCGGCGCGGTGACGGTGACAGGCCAACATAACGCCATTTCCGGCACGCTAGTTCGTGGTGGCATTAGTGCCCAAACCCGCGCGCGGCTCTTCGGTGAAGGTAAAAACCTCGAAACAGGCAAGCCGATTAAGCTCGAAATTTTCGACGCCAGCTTATCGCCAACAGCGGCGCTCGATTTTGCCGCCAGCGAGTTTGTGAGTGCGACCTTAGCAGGCAAAGCACAGTTGGTGACGGGGAAAGATCATCCGTTCGAGTACCTAGAGTTGGATGCGTAAGCGGTTTTGCTTAACCCAAAGGCATGGCCGTACTCAATTGCCATGCCCTTTAATCCCCATTTAACCGCCGTTTAAACACCGATTATTTAGATACTAATGAGAGCATTAACGAGATAGCCATGGCTGATAAAACCTTAGAACTCGCCCTGCGGATCGTGGCAGAAGCCACGGGCAAGCAACACATTGCGGCTTTAGTCGATGAGCTTAAGCGCATCGGCACTGAGTCGGATGCGGCGAATCCTAAGACGCAGGCGCTCGCTGATGAACTTGATGGCGTGAGTGATGCCAGCCAAGCGGGTGCTAACCAAGTTGATGAACTCAAAAATAGCCTTGATCCGTTAAGCGACCAGCTAGACCAAGTGGCCCAAAGCGGCCGTAATACCAGCAACCAAACAGAGCAGCTCACTAATGACCTCAAGCCTTTAGCAACAGGGCTTGATGACGTAGGCGATAGCAGCCAATCGACCAGCCAAAAAGCCAATACCTTAGCCAATAAGCTCGATGAGTTGGCTAACCAGCAAGACCTGATCAACACCTTTAAGCGGTCACGCAATGAGCTTGAACAACAAGAGCTTGCTGTCACAGCTGCCGCCTTAGCACTGCAGGACTTAAAGCAACGTGCTAGCCAAACAGATGCGCCTTTTGTGCAACTGGCACGCTCTATTGATGTGGCTGAAAAAGAGCTGGAACAAATGCAGCGCGAGTTAGCGCAGCAATCATCCAGCCACACTAAGCTGCAAAATGCCCTGTCAAAATCGGGCATTGATTACAACAACCTGACCACAGCGCAGCGCAAGTTAAGCGCCGAATTTGACGGCACTGGCCGCAATGTCGATAAGTTTGCGAATCAGTTAGATAAGGGCAATGCCAGCGCCCGTGATCATGCCAGTTCCCTGCGTGGCGTGATCGGCCAAGTGACCGCCTTAGCAGGGGCTTACTTGGGCTTTGACCGTGTAGCCCAAGCGGTGAAGGATGTCTTTGCCACGGGCGATCAATTTGAACGTCTTGGCGTGCAGATGAATGCCGTGATGGGCGGTTTTGAATCTGGCAAACAAGCCACCGCTTGGGTAAAGCAATTCGCCATCGATGTGCCACTGCAACTGAACGAAGTCAATCAAGCGTTTGTGAAGGCCAAAGCCTTTGGCCTTGATCCGATGAACGGCACCATGAAGGCGATTGTGGATCAAGCCTTTAAACTCGGTGGTGGTTTTCAAGAAGTTGAAGGAATCACCCTGGCACTCGGCCAAGCTTGGGCAAAACAAAAGCTACAGGGTGAGGAGATCCTACAGTTGATTGAGCGCGGCGTGCCCGTATGGGACATGCTGGCTAAGGTCACGGGAAAGAACACTACCGAACTGCAAAAACTCAGTGAGCAAGGCAAGCTTGGCCGCGATGTGATCCAAGGCTTGATTGATGAAATGGGCCGAGCCGCTAATGGTAGTGCAGCGGCGCAGATGGCTTTGCTCAGTGGCCAAGTATCAAACTTCAAAGATAACCTTTCATCCTTCTATGATCTCGTGGCTCAGTCCGGTGCACTTGATTGGCTTAAGGGCCAGATCAGTGAGTTGAATCTTGAGTTTGCCGCCATGGCCGCTGATGGCCGTTTAAAGGAATGGGCGCAGCAAGTCAGCGACACGATCGTGAGCATTGGCTCAGCGGTGCAAGATGGCGCGGCTATGCTGTACCACTTCCGTGATGAAATTGGTTTTGTGGCTAAGGCATTTCTAGCGTTAAAAGTCGGTAGCTATTTTAGTGATGTGATCACCGGAGCCAATGCCGCCATCGGCGTGATGCGTCTTTACACTGGCGCGATCATGGGTACCACTGCGGCGAGTGAGGGCGCGGCCTTAGCTGCTGGCAAACTTAAAACCGCCTTGGCAGCAGCGGCTAAAGCGGGTTTGTACTTAGCCCTGATTAGCGAGTTGATCGAGGTTGCTCGGGTATACCAAGAGTTATTGATTGCTGAAGAAGCACTGGAAAAATCTAAACGCGCTGCCGCGTCTAGCGCCAAACAGTTGGAGTACTCACTTAAGGATCTCAGTGAGCAAACGGGCGTAGCCTTTACCACTATGGCCGAGTTCAACAAGGCGGTAGACGAAGGCAAACTGATTTATGACGACGCCACTGGTAAGTGGAAGAACGCCGCGAAAGCGATGGAAGAAGTTAAACAGGCCGCCGTTGACGTCGTTGAGCCGATTAAATTAACGGTTGAAGAAGCGCTGCGCCTGACCTTTACCTTAAGCGAACAAACTAAAACGCTCGATGGCGTTAAAGGTGGTATGGGCGGTTTCATTCGCCAAATTGACGCCGCCTTAGTGCCGTTAAAGGCGGCGGGGGATCAATACGAAGGCCACGTTAAGTTACTCACAATACTGCGCGCCAAGTTTGAAGAGCAGCAAACCTATCTTGATGCCACGGCTAAGGGCACCGAGGCATTGGAACAAGCCTATAAGGACTTAGGGCTGACCAGTAGCCATGCCCTAGAGCAGGTGAATACGAAAGCCGAAGCGGCCTTTAATCTGATTAAGAACAACCGTGAACCAATTGAGCAACAAAAAGATGCGTTTTTAGTCTGGGCGAAAGCGGCATTAACGGCCGCCGAAGCGACGGGCGCAGCGGTACCCGAAACCTTGAAAGCGCAAGCCGCTACCCTTGGGCTAACCAAGGAACTGAGCGAGCTGACTGCAAAGCAATACGGCTATACAGACAGCGTGAAGGAACTGTCACCCGAGCAAGCCAAGCTAAGCCGCGCAGTGGCAGAAACTGAAGCCCGTTTGAAGCAATGCCGCGATGTGATGAACAGCTCGACGGTATCGAGTAAAGCCAAAGCAAAAGCCCAACAAGATCTGATTAGTTTACAGGGCAAGTTAAGTGACCAAACTAAGCAGCTCAGTGAGGTTCAGGCACTCGAAGCGGCTAATTATGAACAGATAAAAAGTAAGTATGCCGCTGTATCTGACGAGATGTTAAGGCTCGAACAAGCCTATAAAGACGGCGGCATCACGGCGGAAGAATACCTGCGACAAAAAGAACGCTTAGTTGAAGTGCTCAGAATATTGCAACGCTTAATGGGCGGCTTGGAAGATGGTGAACAAGAGACTGACGAACAGGTAAAAAAGACCACTAAAACCTTAATTGAGCAACGCGAAGAACTTGAACAATTAGAGGAAACCACTGGCCGTGCTACTGAGTATGTCAACCTGTTCGCGGGTGCCTATGCCCACTTAAACAAACAGTTCAATTTTAACGAAGATAGCACCGAAAAACTCAACGCCCGCGTTGATGAGCTGACTAAAAGCATCATGAACAATATGCGGGTGAATACTGGCTTTTGGGGTGTGCTGGCGCAGCTCAGTAACCAAGCCTTTATCCGCGAAAAGCAGATTATCAATGAAACCTTACTGACCCGCAAATGGACTGATGAACTTGAAAGCTCCAGCATTAGCCTAGCTCGCGTTAATCAAATTAGCCGCGAGGCAAAGTGGAATATACGCGAGTTAGGCGATGAAGATCTTAAGCCACTGCAAGCGGCCATTGATGCTACCCGCGATCGTATTCTCGGCCTGCGTGACGATATCAACGCGACTTTGGGCAGTCTCAAAGATGAGATGGATCAGCTCAACAATAACCAAGCAGCTATCGAGAAACGCCGCTATGAACAGCAACAGGCTGAGCTTAAGGTGCAGCTCGAAGCTGCCCGCACGGCCCAGGATAAAGAGTCCATTGCCAGTGCGGCAGAAGCCCTGCAACTGAGTCAGCAAATCTACGCCACCAAACTAAAACAAATCGAAGCAGAGGCGGTAGAACGCAGCGCACGGGCACAAGAAAGCACATCAAGCAGTGCAAGCACCGCGACGAATTCCACTCGCAGTACTACAAGCCAAACCACTTCGCCATCGGTGAGTAATCAGAACACAGGCGGCAGCGTACAAATTTATCGGCTAGAGCTGGCAATGCCGTCGGGCAATGTGGTGAAAGCCGATTTGCTTGATGAGTTTAAGCAGCTGTTTTTGCGCGAACTAGAACAGATTAAGGCCACCTCATGATCACCTTAGACACGCTTCAATTACCGCATTTTATTTGGCTTAACCGCTTTGGTTATACGCCCTTTGTGAGCAGCACTGAGTTTGCGCTCGATGGCTCGCAGCATGTTGAAGTGGCCGCCAAACAAGCGGGCCGCCCTGTGGTGTTATTCAGCGATGCAGAAACATTAGCGGTGTTTAACGCCCTTGAGGCCCACGCCAATTCAAAGGGCGCGAACAGCTTTAACCTAGATATCAATGGCACTGCATTAACCGTGATGTGGGACTACAGAGAACAGCCCGTTAGCGGCACGCCAGCGATCAATTACAGCGATACCGACCCCGACGAAATCGAGGCCATCACCTTGAAGTTAATCACTGTTTAAAGGCCATTTATCTATTGTGAGAGTGCTATGACTATTTCCCGTTTAGATTTAAAAGTATTTAAACCTGAGCAATTGGGCTCAAGCGATGATGCGGGTGGACAACGGACTAAGAACGCTGTGCAGTCAGGCTTGCTTAACGAGCTATTTTCAGCGATATCCGATATCGACCATGCCCAATCCAGTATCGACATTGTAAAAGCGTTCCCTGCGCTCGATACGCCAGACACCAGCACTTTGATTGATGCACATGTGTTTATCAGTGAGCCACCGATAGACCCATTAGTTAACGTATTCATGATCGAGTCTGCCGCGCTGGATGATGAATCTCGCATGACGGATATGAAAGAGATCATTGAGTCGTCAGTCACTGCAGGGGAATTGATCCGTGAAGGTGGTCCCGGCTTCCTTGTGAATCAAAACTCATTTTCCTCGGATTACCTGCAGTCGTCTTATCGCTTTAATGACCGCGACTATTGGAAAACGACTTATCTGCAGGTCGGCCAAGTGATCTGCATCACCGTGGAATATCCTGGTATTGAAAACGTGGCATGGCCACGCAAAACCCATTTTTGCAAAGTCACGCGCACCAGCATAGTGAACGGTGCTGTGGGTACCGTAGTATTCGACCCGCCGATCACCTTTGCAACACCGGAAGCAGGTTTGCAAATCAATGGCCAGAGTAAATGCACTCGCTTGCGATTATCTAACACTGCATCCCCATTGAAATTCCACGGGGTAACTAAGCTGACTGCCGCCGCCAGCGGGGTAAGTTTAGCTGTGGGCGCGACTCAATTGTCACTACTGCCTGCGATCACCACCTTAGCGCCAAAGCCAGGTAATACCATCACGGGTGGCAGTGATAACGGCGATGCCACTGTTAGCCAAGTGATCCGTAAAGTGATTAGCCAGCCAAGCGCAGAAGGGACGTACAGCTATACCTTCACCACAGCGGATTTACTGATAGATACTGATGTTGTCACTGCAGTTTCTACCGATCCTTATGGCGTTTTCTCCGCGAGTAATTCATTAGTTCAGTCGATTACTGTCGGAACGGGTAACGTGACCGTTACGCTGCGGCCTGATGTGCGCTTTGTCAATAATCCCACTGTCTCGCTCTATTATGTTTCTGCGTATAAATACAGCATTTACTCAAGCACTAATGCATTCCCAGCGAATAAGCAGCTAACGGTCGGGAGTATCAAAGGCCGCGCTGTGTTTGCCGATAGTAACTATGTGCCTCAGGACGTATTTGAAAATGTGAATAGCGGTATCGGTAAGCTCTATGACGCCACTGAGTTGCTGGCGACCATTGATTATTTTACTGGGGTAGTGACTAAGCAAACTGTCAGCCGTGGTGATTTTGAATTGAGCTATTCAGGTTTAGTTGAATCAACCACTGCAGCGGCTGCCGGCGATACTACGGCTAAATTTGCCTTGAGTGTGGCTAATCCATTGTTAGAGAGCTTTTACGTGCAGGTTGAACGGATATCCGACCACGCCATTATCAGCGCATCTTCTGACAACCAAGGCGTGATAACGGGCAGTGGTATTAGCGGCACTATTGTAGATGGCTTGGTTGAACTGTTATTTACCAATCCGGTGGATTTAACCACGCTGCGCTATGACATTACCGACCAATTGCGCCAGCTACCACCCGCTGAGATTTACGGGTTAAACCCACTGCGTATTCCCAATGATGGCATTGTCGATATGTTCAGACGCTGGGGCACTGTCGCGCTTTCTCATACCCAAGTGCAGCAAGTCACAGGCTCTGTCGGCACTGTGTTTACGATTCGTGAAAATGCCCAGTTTGTGGATATTACCGATGCTAATGGCGCCAGCCTATGGACCCCTAATAATGACCATTTCACCGCAAACAAGGTGGCAGGCACGGTCACTATTAACAGTGATTTTACCGGCTTTGCCACGCCGTTTGTGCTGAGCGATACCATTATGGAACTCGGTCTAGTGTCATCGTTTACAGGCAATAGCCTTGTGCTGGCCAAGCCCTTAGCCCGTGAATATCCGGCAGGTACCACATTAGCCAGTGTGCAAATCCTTGGCGACCTGCAGGCGCGTGTTGGCAGAGTGCGCGATATGACCGCTTGGGCTAACAATTGGGATCTTGATGGCGACCCAGCAACGGGCAACGTGAATGCGGTTGACTATCCGTTTGAAGTCAAAAACACCACTGCAGTGAATGAAGATTGGGTATTGATTATGACCTCAGCTACCGCATTTCGCTGTGTTGGCCGCCGTCTTGGCCAAATCGCCACAGGTGACACACTCAATGATTTTGCACCGATTAACCCACTGACTAATGCCCCTTATTTCATCATTCGCTCTGGTGCATGGGGTGGCGGTTGGCAGCAAGGCGAAGCGATTCGTTTCGCCACGTTCGCGGCCTCAAATCCGATAATGCTACTGCGCAATGTGCAGGTTGGTCACAGTCAAATCACTACAGATAAAGCCGTTTTGTCATTTTTCGGCAACGAGTCATAGGAGCAATTGCAATGGGCTTACCAGTTACTGTTTATCGTTGGGATGATGCGGGAGCACCGCAAATACTGACACAGAAACCTAGTGAAGTGATTACAGTATTAAAAAAATGTCTTGTGGATGGTTATGGGACGAAATTACCACTTGGTTGGACTAAAGAGTTTGAAAATACAGCAACGCAAAGTGTAGCGTTCAGAAATAATCCCACTACAGGTAGTGGTGGATATTTTCAAATTTGGAGCCATGACGGTTTGGATAACAGTCAGAGATTGATGCGAATAAAAAGCGCACAATCAATGAGTGGTTTAGATGTTTTTTACAAGGAAAGTTACTTAACTTGCATACACCCTTCACAGAGCACATGGACTAAGTGGGTGCTGATTGGAACATCGACAGGTTTTTACCTGATCATCGGTGGTACAAACCTGATGGGTGGTAATAATACCATCTACGATACCATGTGTTTTATTGGTGATATTGATAGTTTTGTACCAGCAGATCAGAATCGATTTCTAGCCGTAGGGCAAACAGGTACAAATTATGATTACACCTCAACGTCAGCAACAAGTATAAACAACGTATTTAGCGGTGCATGGCGACTCAGTGGTGGGTATTCAAACTTTGCGACTAATATACTTTTTAAAATGTTTGGGGCCACTGGTGGGGGCACATCGGTTGACTATGGTTTAACAACACCACTTGCAAACTTCTTTACATCACCAGCACGCGGGTTACTAGATAGAAACATGGGGTTAATGGTGCCTACGTTTATATCAGTATTCAGTCAAGTACCATCATCAAGCAGTAAAGATCCGGAAGGTATTTACTATTCACAAAGTTATGCCTACCCAATGTATAGGGGCAAATTGCCCGGGTTGATAAATGAAGTTTTCGGCAGGAAAGAAACTCCCCCTTGGCCCATTATAGAAACACTAAATGGTCACTCACATTGGTTGTTACGTAGCACTGGTGGCGTTCAGTTTACTTGGATCAATATGGAGGAATGGTAATGTTGTCCATGATTGAACATGTAAGAACAAATATGGCTCCGGTTTATATGTCAGAGTTGATATTAGATTTAGATCCTTTAGCTGAAAGGATCATCATCATGGACAGATCTACCGCAAATGTATTGTATTCCGGTAAGTCTGCACCATCATTGATATTTCATTTTGACAAAAGATATAGCGAATTAAATGACATAGTTGTCATCATGTTTGATAACCAACGTGAATTTAATGCTGAAATAGGGGACGGTGTTGTTGTGAGTCTGGTTGAAGTGATTTCGGCGGGTTTATGACAGTAGTTTCGCTAAGATTCACTAAGGTTTGGCAGAATGATGCCTCACCATTAAAATTAAGATTTGGCAGTGAACCTATTCCCAATGTGCCTATCAAGGTTGGAAGCATAGGTATGGTTTGTGGTATGGAATTTAATACAGGCCAAAGTATTAAACAGCAAATTACCCTCAGTACACGTAGTCAATCACACGGCACTCATGCACTTTTTGCATGGGAAAGCATTCTTCTAAAGCAGCAAATCAGCATGTTATGGAATGCCTCGCCACCATTAGCTGGGGAAGTGTTCGCCATTGAGTGGCAGTGGAATACTTTGGTACCTTTTCAACTCGATATGAATTGGTTGGTACCAGAGGCTCATAGTCAGCAAGCTGAGAGTCATTGGATAGTGCCAGAGTTGCAGCAGACAATGCTTGAAATGCAGTGGTCACAAGCAGCCGCCAAGAGCCAGCAAATTACCGTTAAACTGCATGTCGGCGAGCAACTAGCGACTGAGATAGCGCTTAGTTATAGCGACATTCAAAGCCAAGGTGATAACAAGGTTGTGGCATGGGCACCGCATGCGGCGCGTTGGGTATGTTCCAGTAAATACGTACCGCCAGTGGGTAAGGTCACGCTGCGATTTAGCGAACCTTGGATCAACTCAACTAGCCCAACACGGCTTAGATTTACTGCCTCACCGAACGTGTGCTACTGGGACGATGGCGGCGGCCTCATTGATGCCAACCCACCGTTGCCTACCATTGATTTTAAGATCCCCATCGAACCGCAAATCAGAAGGAGTTACCTCATGCAGCCTCAAATCAGTTGTGTTCGTGTGAGTGACGGCGTTGCTGTGGTGCTCAAATCAGTATCCATTTCTCAGTCCCGTTCGCAATGGGCAAGTAGCGGAAGCTTAGCGTTTTCATCCCGTATTGATGCCGAGCGTGCCGCTAATGAATTATTGAAAATAAGTATTAATGGCTATGACTTTTACCTGCTTTGTGAGTCTCCCAGCGAGTCAAAAGCCTTTGGCAAAACCAGTTATAGCGCGACAGGTCGAGGCCGTTTAGCAACTCTCGCAAGCCCGAACCGAAAGGCCATCAATTATGTGAATGTGGTATCCCGCAGCTTTATTGGTTTGATGGTCGATATTGTGGCCAACACTGGGTGGACTGTCGCCAGCCAGATCACCGATTATCCCGTGCCTGCAAATGCCTTTAGCTATGCTGCTAAAACACCCGCAGAAGCCATTAACATGATGGCAAATAGCATTGGAGCCATGCTCGATGTGAACGATGAAACTCAGACTATAACCGTGATCCCTCAGTGGCCCGTAGTGCCTTGGAATACCGCAAGCGCGATCCCCGATGTGATTTTGCACGATGGAGTGATCCTCGAATTTAACGAGCGTATCGATATTCGTCCCGATGCTAATGCGGTGTTTGTACGTGGTGAACAGCAGGGCGTGGCGGCGAAAGTGAAACGTTTCGGGACCGCTGGTGACAACTTTGCTGCTGATATAGTGGATAAATTAATCACTGATAATCAAGCCGCGAGAATGCGCGCAACGGCCGAGTTAGCCAACGCAGGTAATAAGGTGCAAAACAGCATTCGCGCTAAGGTCATGGCGGATTTGCCACCCATGCGACCAGGCATGTTAATTGGGGTTCGCAAAGGTGCCGAGGTGTTTAAGTCAGTGTGTGAAAGCTTCAGCATAAGCGGCAGCGTTAATGAGTCAACGGGGATAGTTACAGTGAATCAGACCGTCACGCTATTGCGTAATGAGGCCATGGCATGAGCAACATCTATCAACGCTTAGCGAACCTAAACCCTAAGCCTCAGCGCAGTGTTGCCACTGTGATTAACGTGACGAATGGCACCACGACAGTGCAGCACGCCGATGGCAGTTATCAGACTGTTTTGGGGGACTCAGTTGCCAGCGGAAAAGTGTATATCGTTGATGGTCAGATCCAAGGCCAAGCCGCCGACCTGACTTATGTTGAATTAGAGATTTAATAAAAGAGAGCGGTCTAGCAATGCTACCAACACTGCTAGACCGTCAACACACAGGATTACACCCTGTGAGCCAACCAAGGCTCCCTCACCGCGTCGACACGGCGAACCGAGCCTAGCATAAAAAATCCTAAAAAAGGAGGCTCACATGCCAAAACCGATTATCCCTTGGATGGGCGGTAAGCGTAGATTAGTTAAGCAGATTTTACCGATATTCCCTGAACACCATACCTATGTTGAACCCTTCTGCGGCGGCGCTGCAATGTTCTTTAGCAAGGACGAGGCGAGGGTGGAGGTGGTAAACGATATGAATGGCGATCTCGTCAATCTTTATCGAGTGATTAAACACCATTTAGAAGAGTTTGTAAGGCACTTTAAATGGGCTTTAATTAGCCGTGAAGAGTTCCTATGGCAGAAGAATACTAACCCTGAAACACTGACTGATATTCAACGAGCGAGTCGCTTCTACTATCTGCAAAAACTGGCCTTCGGCGGTAAAGTTTCCGGTCAGAACTTTGGGTGTTCAGCGTCTCGACCAGCTGGCTTGAACTTGTTAAGAATTGAGGAGGATCTCAGCATTGCTCACCTACGCTTGGCGAGAACCTATATCGAGCGATTGGACTGGGCTGAGTGCGTAAGGCGATACGATAAGCCAGAAACTTTGTTTTATTTAGACCCTCCATACTGGAATACCGCAGGTTATGGTGTAGAGTTTGGATTAGAGCAATATGAATTAATGGCTAAACTTGCTAAGTTAATAAAAGGTAAAATGGTTATCAGTGTTAATGACATACCAGAAATGCGCGACGCATTCGCTGGGTTGCAAATGAAAACACTAGATATACGATACACAGTTGGAGGCTCACAACGCTCTGGAGAGCAGCAAGAACTGCTTATTTGGAACTGGTAA